TGATCTTAAATGTTTTTTGATTTTTAAATCTGTTAAACTTTTCTCTTGTTGGTTTAAAATCTTTATTAATCATCTTTTCTCCGACTGATTTCATATCGCTATAAATATGGAAAATATTTGGGTCTAAATCATTCACAACTTCTTTTGCACTTGGTTCTTTCCCAAAAAAAACAGCACCCCCACCAACAAACGCCTCAACATAAATATTGTGTTTGGGTATGAGTTTAATAATCGCATCTTTTAGTTTACTCTTTCCGCCAACTCTTCCGATAATAGATCGCATATATGTATGACCAATATTAAAATTCATGCTGATTTTATAGTTTAACCAGAGAGACTTTTATGTAAAATTCTTGGGGTTTACTTAATTTACTTAATTTAGGTTTTATATCAAGAAAATGAATAGCGATAAATATTTACCATTGTGTTTTTTCATTTTCATAATTTACTTTTGATATATAGATTTTAAAACCTAAATTAAGTAAATTTATGTTTCTTATGTTTCATATTATGTTTAATGAAAACATATTATGTTTCATATGGTTCATAATATGGATATATACCCTAGAGAGACTTTAGGAATTTAAATTCAGTAAATTTATCTGTCTTATTTTACTGAATTTAACTTGTTTAGGTTCTATATTGAAAAAATAGAAAGCATATAATCGGTTGCCATATTTTTTTTGAGCATTTCATAATCCACGGATTGAAAATCAAGATATGGACCCTAAACAAGTTAAATTAAGATAAATAAAGTATAAATAAGTATTTAAAGTATATTCATATATATATATATCAGAAATGGAAGTTATTCTATATAATTCAGAGAATGAAATGCCAAACTACCTACGCGAATACAAAGACGAGACTTGGGATATTATAGATCAAGACCAATGGCAGCACTGGAATTACGTCCCAATATCCGAATCGCAACCATCGAAGTTCCATAGCCACGTCACTTGGAATAGCCACCGGCAAGACTACTTCAACAGAGCCCGAATCCTACGCGAAACACACAAAGCAGCCGCCATGCGTGAGTCAACCGATAATAAAATGACTTCTGCCAGCGAATATGAGGCGGAGATGGCGGAAGCGGCGGCTGAACAAGAGAGATGGGATGCGGAAGAAGCTGCTGAAGAAGCTGCTATGAAAGCCAAAGCCCTACAATCCAAGCTGGATATTAATATCGTTTCTAATACTAATCCGCCTACATCATCGAAAACATTTAAAAAACTAACACCAGCTGAAAAAGCCGCCAAAAAGGCTCTAGCAAATAAAAAATATTATGATGCCAATAAGAATAAAATTAAACCAAAAAAAACAGAGAACGATGTAATGGAATTTTGTCCTATCTGTGGAGGTGAGCATAAAGCAACACCTATAGGAAGGGCTAACCATAATGTATCATATCAACATACCACAAAATTATTACTACTTCATACAGCAGAAGCAATTATGAAAAAAAAACCAAACATTACTACTATGGAACAATCCGAATTATATATAGCGGGGTTAATCAAAAACTCTGAAGACAAGCTAAATAGAAAACTTACTAGAGCTGAAATTAAAAACAAATATAAACGATTAGCAGCTCAATATTCAGTGTGAATTACTCTATTCAACGTTAATAATAAATAAATTCAAATTTATTATTAATAATATTTTATTGGTCCTCTTCGTCACTGCTGCATTGCCTATCACCATAATCGGCATCAGAGTCTGTATCGTCTCCATCGTTATTAATACATGGCATACACATCACGTTCCGCAGCTGTTCCTCCATATCCAGTGTATAGAAGTCCTCATTAATCTCCATATTGCTTCTCATATTATATCTATGATCCGTTCCACCGCAACAAATACATTCAACGGTAACGCAATAACACTTGCTTTCGAGTCTATCACACCCACCACAAAGCCGTTCATCTTCTTCTTCATCTAGTTGTTCTTTTTTCTTTGGCGGAGAGAACGGCATTATATATACTCTATATTATAATCTCTTTAAAACAAAATTCTACTCTATTTATAATATACTAAATATTTCACGTTTAGTATATTATTGGGGTTCGCTCTGTATGAGACTTGAACTCACGACCTCGCGGTTAACAGCCACGCGCTCTAACCATCTGAGCTAACAAAGCATATTTTTAAACAATCTATTTATTGAGCACGAGCTAGCTTTTGCGCCTTTTTCTTTTCATAATATTTATATTGATATCCACGAATCTTTGCTTTAACTACCGGATCATTACGACGAACCCGTTGATACTCTTTCATATATGCGTTATATTTCTCTCGGTGTTTATTGCGATAAGTCTCGTTAAACACAGATTGTCGCGGTCTACTAGGAAGCATAGGTGGAGTTGGTGTTGGAATTGTTGTATTCATATTATATATATATATACTCTATATTATTTAAGTAAGTTTATTAATTTCATTCAATGCAATATCTAATCTGTAATTAGCCCATTCAAGATCAACATCATGACGTAAGAATTCTGTTTTAAAATATTTTTCTAATCCGATTGAATCTAATATCAACCCATTCGAATATTTTCCGAAGCAAGAATTGTCGCTCCAATAATGGGAATGATATCTGTTCAATTGGTCAATATATTTATATGTCGGTCGTTGGAACATTATAATGTTGTTTTGAATTGCTAAATCAAGCGAGCGCAAGTCCATATTATATAAGGACAATATTTTATTTATCAGATCAACTTACGAAGGCCAATCCTGCAGCACCAAGCGAGGCAGGGTTGCCGCCGCCAGCACCAGCGACGATAGCAGCTTTACCCGCACGCTTCAGCACTGATGCGCCCAGCTTATTAATTTCTTTCTGATTCTTCTTTGATTTTTTAGAAGTCTTTTCTTTACGAGCGGCAAACATCTTCACAGCAGCAGTGTCGCCTGCCTTCTTCGCTTTGGCCTGCTTCTTGTTCTGCCGCCGCTTGCGCCTCTGTAGTTTTCCCTTCTTGTCAGCATCACGGATTCCTTTCGCGATATCGTCTATAATACTCATAGTTATATATTTAGTCGAGAATAAAATTCAATTTCGTTTTTAGTTTTTAAATATCAATTCGCTATAATTCCTGAAATATCTGAAATCGCTGCCCGTCCTTAATGAGGTATCGATCAATAAGAAGTCGTATCGGTCCTTATATGCGGCGTCCATCAGCTCGGTTGCACGGGTCTTCGGCATCATCATATATTCTTCTTGTATCGTCAACACTTCTTTATTGGTTTTAGGGTTGAATAGAAATATCAAATTCGCGTTACTTCTCATTGATGGTGGTGCATCGGTCACTTTATGGGTCACAATCCAAATACTTAAATTTAAATGCCGCCGATTTTTCACGAGCTGATTTAACTTTTTCTCGTTTTCTTTTGTTCGCAATTGGCTTGATACATCGTCTAAAATCAACAGTGTATGCTTATTTTCTTCTACACCGTCTTCGGTCATAGAATCTATTAAATCGAACATATCTTCGGATATAGAATCGAATTTCTGATCGTCTGATATATTTTCTAGAGGCGAATCTTTTATCGTGTGTGCACTGGGGCTAACCAGAATTATATTATCAAAAGCATTCCTATAACTTTTTTTATGTTTCTTGTCTTTCGTGGTTTTATTGCTCTTCAGTAGGTTAACAATGAGATTTGATTTTCCCGATCCACTCGCTCCCGATATGATATAAAAATGGCTGGTGTCCATGAGAGGAGCGGCTACTGAACGGCCCTTAGCGTCTGTTATTCTTTTGTCACATTGCATTTGTATTTTTGATATATCTAAATCCTCATTCGGAATCTCTGTTATAGATGACATTTATATTATAGACATTTATATAAAATGAAATGGAAAACTAAATTGTAATTGAGCGGGTTTGAAGACGCTGTTATATATACATCATTGATACATTAACTATAGAACATTCACTTATAATATAGAGTATCATATGTATAGCTAGAGAGAACAAATATTAAACTACCAGATTCAGTAAATTTATTTATCTTATTTTACTTAATTTTACTTGTTTAGGTTTCATATTCAATAATTGGAAAGGTAAATAGTCAACTAGCATAATTCTAAATGGTTTCATAATCTGTCGATTGGAAAACACAATATGAAACCTAAACAAGTAAAATTAAGTAAAATAAGATAAATAAATTTACTGAATTTATATATATATATATAGTATTATTCTCTCTATTTGATATTATTCTCTCTGGTTAAACAAAGAGCATCTCAGGTTTAGATCGGGTCAATTGTGTAGGTGGCGGCGGTGCTGCGGGTTCAATAACTACCCTTTCGGCCTTACGCGCAGCAACCTCAGCTTTAGTAGCCCGTGGTTTCCGTGGCTTTTTTACTGGAGCTGGTTTAGGGTCATCATGTTTCATTTTATAAGTATTCATCAGTCGAGCGAACTTAATCTCATCATCTTCGAAATCTACAGATTTTACCGGGTTTACGATAACGTCTAAAGAAGGGTCGGCAACCTTCGCTAGTTTAGCCTCTTTATTACGTAGCTTAGTTGCCAGCATCTTCTGGGTAGCGGCAACCTGCTTAGCAGACCTTGCCTTCTTTACCGGTTTAACCATCGGTGCATCGTCCTCCTCTTCGGACGAGCTATCTTCGGTGATTTCAATAATAGCTTCAGAGGAAAGCTTTTCAACGGGTTCACGAATTATTTTTTTCTGAGGCATATATATATATGAATAATATTAAAAAATTACAAACACAAGAAGAATTCGATCTACTCGAGAATAATATTGATAGTATACTAAACGACAACGTTTATCATGACCGTGATTGGAACGCTGATGAGATTAAAACATTTGTCGCCCAATTCAACAGCTTCCAAGATGACGCGAAAGAATCGCTAATTGATATGGATAAGCTTGATCCAAACTTTGTATCTGAAACCGAATATAAGCAGAAATTTAACGGATTTGACGACGAAACTTTAGCGTATATGTGCGATTTAGAAAATCGAAAACTCGAGGATGCACGCATCCCGCCATTAATCATAAGAAATGAATCTGTAACGTTAACAAACAATTTATCTAATACAATATATAATAATGACTCTCAAGACACGAAAAACATCTCAAAGCCAGAATGTAACCCAAATTGTAAAGATAATGCTGAGCGACTTGAAACCGAAAAAGAAAAGAAAACGGCGTAAATCAAAAATACCTCCTAAACCTCGTAGCGCTTTAGATATAGCGCGCAACCCTCAACCGTATCAATTTAATATGTATACCCCACCCTTCCCCGCTGTCATTAACCATCAGCCTAAAGCAAATGCTAATTCGCAAAATGTCTCAAATACTTTTCGTAATATTAGAGCTGTTAATGCTAAAGAATTAGAACGGCTACGGGGTGATTTAACCGCTTACCGACAAGAATCACAAACCATATTTAAGAAACTTGTTGCTTTTCCAAGAGAGAAAGTATACTATGAGCCGATGCCTGTTGTTACTGAACCGGAAGAAGAAATGATTTCATCTGTAGAAGAGAATGAAGCAATGGGCGCAGAAGATATTAATATTGGCGTTGACAAAAATCGTATGATTGAAGAGAATGAAGCAATGAGAGCAGAAGATATTAATCTTGATGATGTCGACGAATCTTTCATGCCTGGCGGATCGCGGTCAGTCATACAAAAAACACCAACAAGCTTAAGGTTAAAAATACGATCACCTAATAAAAATAAAACCAAAAATCAATTGCGTGAGGCATTGGAAAACTTACCGGGTGATGAAGCTTATATAATGTCAAACACACAGTTTACTAAGACCAAAGCTCTTGAAATGCGAGCCTTAGCCAAAGCGCGGGGTATTGAACTAACTTTATAATATCTCACTACTATATAATGGGAAAACTGTATTTCTTAGTTATGTTTTCAGATTTCGACAAGTCCCGAATAGGTTATGCGGGCTTGTTCTCGAGTAAACAAGAAATACTCCGTAGATGTAAGCTGTTGAATTATAACGATCTTGTATATAAACGGACCAAATACAAGACGCTCAAGTCTCTTTTCCAGTGTATCGAGATACCGTCAGCAAAAAAGCATTTCTTCTCGAATTATTGCTTATGCGATTTCAATCGGCGGAGACAAATATGTTAAAAATATTTAATTATTATTCAATATAATATTTTTTAAGATTCAAATCATACAGTTTAATTTAAAATTCTCTCCATCAATTCAAGTTATAGTCTATAATATGAGTATATGTAATATAGATAGATACAATAAGGCTATACATCGACCTCCACCTCCTGAACCACAGTCTGAGTTTGTTCATTCGTTATTTCTGTGTTTGGGTGTGAGATATTACTCACATCATACTCGCTTAACAATACCGAGATTGATGTCCCCCTGTTGTTAGCAATTGTCCGTAGCATATTATAAGACCCTGTCTCATCTGCTTGCTTAAGAACTATTTTGATTATTTGGCCCTCGTTCAAATTTAAAACGATAAACTTTTTGAGATATGACGCGATAGAGCTTCCGGTAATTTCGCCGCCGTTCTTCTGAGCGAACAAAGCTTTATTCTCTGAGTCGCCCAAGAATAACTTGACCATATCGGTAAATTTTTTAACATTGATTACATTCTTTTTCACACCATACTTCTTAGCGGTCTTGTATCTATTGCGAATAAAAATAACTTTAGATCCATCAATAATAATATGATTTCGGGTCTCATCATAATTATCTTTAGGGGTAGCGTGCACGTCTGCGAGTGCGATATCCATATTCCGACAAGTGAGTTTAAACATGATAAACGAAACAATATATTTTTTAGGATTCATTTCATTCTTAATAGCGGCTTTCAGCTCCTTATACGTTGGCAGGGTTTTATCCAACACTCCATTCTTGCTTACTTGTAGTGAGCGTTTATCTTCGCGTATCTTCTTATCCACAGTATCAAAGGGTTCTTTATTCTTTTCATAATCAAATAACTTCTTACTAATCACAAACACTGAATGACGCGTCGACGGGTTTTCAATTGTTTCAATTCCCTTTAAAATATCTGCTAAAGGCATCTTTGCGATCGGCTTTCGGCGATCGGTTAAATTCATCAACTTTCTCAACCGCATATATGAGCTTCTATAACTCTTAGCAGTTGAGTCGGTCATATCCTTAAGAATGCTCTTTAATTCACGTTCCATTTATTAATACATAAGATTATTAATTATATCATTTTGAATTTCAATTAATTATAAAAATTACAATAAAAGAAATAGACAAATTACAATACCGATTTATAGATTTCTAATAGAGTAAAAACCATATAAAGACCGCCGAGAATTAGTTATATTATAATAACCAATTAAAATAACAATAGGAAAATGAGCTTATAACTATATAATATATATTTAATTAGGATAATCTAATTATTCTCATCTCTTACTATGTTATTATTTTAATTTATCTAATAAATCGGGTCTTTATGTTGTTTTTACTCTATTTGAAACCGATAAATCAGCTTTGTAATTTATGGGTTATTAATATCTTGGTCGGTAATCTTTGTTATCGTCAAATTCAGGAATAGAGATAAACTTGATTCACCGAGAGTGTCGTTAAAGTCAACACCGTTTATGTCTAGCTTATTTCTTATTTGTATTTTATTACCGGAGACTATATATATATGATCTTCAAAACTGACATTACCGTGCGCGCCATCACTCGTGTTTCTGGAATATAGCCAAGAGAAGAAATTGTAATTAGAGTTTTCAAAATAATCTGTCGTTACATCGTTTGAAGAGTCAAGCGAGACTAAATAAATAGCGAACGCTAACCTATCGTTGTAGCGTGATTGTAGGTTACCTGATGCTCTAATTTTATATGTCCCTGTTTGGGTAAATGTAATGAACCCGTCGCTATGAGATGAAAACGCATTGCCTACTGTTCTAGTAGAATCTAAATCTGTTTGTCGGTTTCCATTACCCCACAGATCATTCGATACTATAGCTTTATCAAAGTTATAAGTTGTCATCTGGGGAATCTGATAGATTGACGCCTGAACATTCAAAGACCCGACAATACTCATTTTATATGTATCTTGGAATACGCTCCCTCCGCCAATTAAAAAATTACCTGAGCGACTCATTGTTAACGCACCGGACGCAGTCGCTCCGTCAGTATAACTTATAAATTCCATCCCGCCGACATTATCCGTATGATTCGTTACTCGTCCGACAATAGAACACATGTTTTTTACATTTGGCGATGTTCCGCTGTCATCGTTTTGGAAATCTAACTGTGCTTGTCGGGATGAGGTGCTTCCGGTTCGCTTTCCTCTTATTTTCATTCTAACATCTCCGCCGTTTGGTCGCTGTAATAATAGTTGAGGTATTGTTGCACGACTGATAATAACTTGGTTGTCTATTGTCGTAATATCACTACTCGCTGTGATTCCTTCAATATTTGTATTTATGGTTGAGACTGCCGATGTAGTGTTGTTAAATTGTGTTTGAATATCACTTGTTACAAGTCTTAAATAACCAAATTCTGTATTACTAACATTTCCGTTGTCACCGATTAGCGTTGCGGATAATCTATCTGAGGAGGTTATTTCATCTTGTTTGTTACCGATTTGAGTTTGAATGTCACTCGTTACCGAAGCTAAATAACCAAATTCTGTATTACTAACATTTCCGTTGGCACCGATTAGCGTTGCGGATAGTCTATCTGAGGAGGTTATCTCATCTTGTTTGTTACCGATTTGAGTTTGAATGTCACTCGTTACTGCAGCTAAATAACCAAATTCTGTATTACTAACATTTCCGTTGGCCCCGATTAGAGTTGCTGATAGTCTATCTGAGGAGGTTATCTCGTCTTGTTTGTCATCGAGTTGGTCTTGAATACTACTAGTTACTCCATTTAAATGAGTATATTCCGCATTACTAACGAATCCAGCCGCAATCAAATTAGCGTCTAATCTACTTGAGGAGGTTATCTCATCTTGTTTGTTATTGATATTGGTCGCATTAGTAGCCACGCCGCTTGTCGCTGCTTGCAATTCAGCGTTTACTAGATTAGTTATTGTCGCATTTGTTGCGGTAAATGTTGTAACATTCGTTTCACCAATATCAATCGTGTTACTATTTTGAAGCGTCTTAGACTGAAAAGTATTTGTATTAAATAGAGTCTTCGACATATTATAATATGTAGTGATATTATAAATGATTGACTATACAAAATATACATTAGAAGGCTCATCTGCGTTTTTGATTATAATGATTGCTTACAAACTTTATAAAATGAGATGTAATACAAGCTCTAAATGCTGTGGAGAAAAGTTTGAAATCGATTTACATAATGACGGCGGACAAAACGAAATAATTATACAAGCACCCCATAATATTCAATCACCCACATCACAAGTTTAATTTTTATTTTTATTTTTCTTATTTTACTGAATTTTACTTGTTTAGGTTTCATATCGAGATTTTCAATCCACAGATTATGAAACCAAAAAGAATTATGCTAGTAGGCTATTTGCCTTTTGATTTTTACGATATAGAACCTAAACAAGTAAAATTCAGTAAATAAATATATAAATTTACTTATTTTTAATAGAACCATCGTGAAAGTTTGAGATTGCGTGAGCGTGTAAACCTCTCTCTGTAACACTTTTAAGTTTTTTCAATTCAGGGTTTAACCGAATCAAATAATCGAGAGATGATTTCCCTTTTACTGGGTCATATTTAATAGAATCAGTTTCTAATTTTCCAAACGGTAGATTTTTTTTAAAACCGAGCGAGACTGGATCGTGCTTAATCCTGTGATGAATAACTTTGTTTTCTAATTTCTTTTTTTGAGATTTACCAACGATCGTGTCATTATCGAAAAATGGGTTGGCTGCTGCATTATAAGTTCGCGCACTTGTCAGGTTTCTTTTTACAATATTGCTTTTTGCTATGGTATGGTTTACTGTGCCGCCGCCCAGAGAATGCCCCGTCATATGAAGCTGTGTTGGCTCTAAAGCTTTGATAATTTTATTGGTTCTATTTTTCCGTCGTTTGAAAGTTGGCACATGACCACCCAAACCTAA